TGCCCTTCTGCTTTCACAAATCAGCTTCATATAATCTTGTGTGGCATAATTGGGAACAATGCCTGTAATGTCGTATTGGATACCGTCAAAGAAAATTCTGTAGGCGGTCGAGGACATTCTTTTTGTCTGCGGAGTCTGCCGGATAATCACTTCAATACGCTGTATTTCTCTGGTTACTCTGGTGTTGGCTTCCTCCGTGGCACTGCCCTGTGTATTGCCTATAGTCACGGAAGCCCAGAGGGAGAAAATTTCCTCCCACTGAGCCTTGTGATTTCCAATGGCATCTTTTCTGACATGATTTTCAAGGACGGCAATGCGCTGATTCAGTTTCCCGATTTCCATCAGACAATGCCCTCCCTCTGTGCGAACAGCAATGCACGCAATGTTAAAGTGAGTGCATGATAATCCGCAGTATTGCGATTTTCATATAGATAAGAAACTGTATACAGCATCGCCTGTCGGGAAATTTCCTCATTCTCCGCTAACTGCTTTTCATCCATGCGCCCCACATCCATCACAAGCCGCTGTGCCGTATCAATCAGAGTGAGGATGAGCTTGTCATCCTCACAATGGTCAACACGGAGATAATTTTTTGTTTCAGGCAATGAAATTAAATTCATCTCCGCCCTCCATTCTTATCAGCCATTTCCGCCAGTGTTACCACCGCCGGCTGTGGTTTTGTTGCCAGCCATTTTCAGCACCTTAACAGCCTCCGGAAGAATCAGGCGACCGTCCACACGCTGTGTCGTGAGGAAACCAACCTGGTCTGTTCTTGCATACAGTTCATTCAGACGGCGGAAGGTACGGTTCTGACGGTCAGCCACCCAATAGTGCTTCATATCGCCAAAAAGCAGCACACGTTCACCCTTCGCAATGCCGGGCATGAAAGAACTTGTGCGGATAGGTCTGCCGAGCAGGGTATCCGGCTTTGCAATGTCGAGCGAAGGTTTCCAGAGATAGTTGTCGTTCTTGTCCTTCAGCTTCATAAGCTGGAGCAGAATGGTTTCATTGCAGACGAACTGTGCGTTGCGGCGGTAGGGAGATTTCAGGCTGTAATACAGGTCGAAAATCTCGTCAAAGGTAATGGCTGTCTGAGATGCCGCAGTCACACCAAGTTCCGCACCGCCAGTTTCATCAAGAATGCCGAGAGGTTTCTTATCACCGTCACCGGTGAAGAATGCTCTTTCCTCTGCATTGCCCATTGCTACGCCGAAACGTGCGGCGATATAGCTTGCAAGGTCAAAGGCAGAATCATGCAGCAGTTCATTGCTGATTTTAATCATCGTGCCGAGTTTATACGCAGAAAGTGTGGTCTGACTGAATTTTGTATCAGTTTCCGGAATTTCCTCGCCTTCGTCAATCCACTGTGCCTCCATTGTGTCGTTGGCAATCGGAATCTTGCGAGTGCCGCTGTTGGTCTTGATGACGGTTGCCATCTGGCGGAAGATGTTATTTTCTTCCAGTGCCTGAATCAGACGGCGTTCAAACTCATCCGGAACAGTAAAGCCGCCCTCAGTATCCTCACCAACAGAGAGTGCATTGCGGACTGCAAACTGGTCGCCCTTGTTGCGCACCATGTTCCAGAATGCGTTTTTGTACTCATCAGTTGCAGTCGGATTGGTTTCGGATTTGCGGTCATTTACACCTGTCGGAGCATTGATTACGGGCTTAGAAGTCGGTGCTGCGAGTGCCGCATCTACAGCAGCCTGCTGTTCAAGACGTTCAATCTCTGCACCGAGTGCCTGAACATCAGATGCCATCTTGTTGTAGGTTTCGATTGCGGAAGCCTCTACAAGACCGTTTTCACCACGGTGCTTTTCAAGGAATGCCTTAGTCTGCTCCCAGAGAGCGTTTCTCTTGCTGCGAAGTTCCATAATCTGGTTCATATCGTTCCTCCATTTCTGCCGGAGATATCCGGCGGTCACAAAATTGAACAGCCGCTTATCTCATGAAAGCAAGCTGTCTTTTCAGAATTTCATACGGCACAGAGCCGTCTGCGGTTGTGCCGTCCAGCCCAATCACAAAAGCTGTATCTTTCAGCCCTTTCTCGGCAGATTTCTGTGCTTCATTACGGGACGTTTCGTCTGCACTTTTGTTTTCGGCTGATGCACTGATTTTTCCCAGAATGGTCTGTCCCATGATACGGGTGCTGTACTGCCATAAGGTGTTGTTACTGCCCAGTTTGAACGGCTTCTTTTCTTTCTTTTCTTCATCCGGATTCTCGTCACCGCCTTCCTTATCCGGCTCATCGGGTGTTTTCTCTTCCGGATTTTCTTCTTCCTCCTTTTCCGGCTCAGGCTTCTTTTCGGTTTTCTCATCAAAAAGAATCTCATCTGCAAAGCCCAGCTCCACAGCCTTTTTCGCATTAATCCATGTTTCATCGGACATGAGCTTGCTGATGCGATTTCTGGAAAGTCCCGTCTTTGCGGCATATGCGTTGATGATGCTCTCCTTGATTTCATTCAGCACAGTGATAGCTTTTTCCATGTCTTTGGCATTTCCCATAGCAATTGTCGAAGGGTCGTGAATCATCAGCAAAGATGTCGGAGACATCTGCACCATGTCGCCAGCCATTGCAATGACACTCGCCGCAGAAGCCGCAATGCTTGCAATTCTCACTCTGACATTATGTGGATAATCCCGAATCATCGTGTAAATTTCAGCAGCAGCGAACACATTTCCGCCCGGACTGTTCAGCCAGAGTGTCAGGTCTCCCTCCTCTGCATACAGCTCATCACGGAAATCCTGCGGCGTGATTTCATCTCCCCATAAGCTTTCCGAATCAATAGGTCCTTCTAAGCGGAGAACTCTTCCGCCGCTGTCATCGTGAATCCAGTTCCAGAATTTCTGCATTTACATCACTCCATTTCTGTATTTCTTCCTGCGTTTCTGCCGCGGCAGTCTGTCATCAGTTTCTTCTTCCGGCTTTTCCTGAGACGGCTCATCCACTCCGTAGGCAGCCCCTGCATTCTGTAATTTATTATACGAACCGTTCAGATAGTAATCTTCACCGCCCAGTTCCTCTGGAATCAAATCCATATTTTCCAGACGGCGCACATCATTCGGAGACATAAAGCCGTTGCCGACACCGATTGCATAGGCATTCATTCGGCTCTGGTAATCGCCCCTCATCAAGCCGTCCACATTGAATTTCGGAAAATATACATCCTGTTCCTCTTCGAGCAGAAGGTCTTTCATAATGCCCTTTTCAATGCGGATAATCCACGGCATCAGCGAATACTGCACAAATGCAATCCCCTGATGCTCTATATTATTAAAGGTAGAGCGTTTCAAATCCTGCACCAGATGAGGCGGTACCTGAAATATCCGGCAGATTTCCTCCACATCAAATTCTCTTGTGGATAAAAACTGCGAATCTTCGGGAGGAAGTGAAATCGGTTTGTAGGACATCCCTTCCTCCAAAACGGCAATGCGGTGTGCATTGTGTGCGCCGCCATAGGCTCGCATCCAGTTGTCCCTGATTTTTTGTGGGTCTTTGAGTACACCCGGATGCTCCAGCACTCCGGCAGGCTGTGCACCATTCTTGAAAAAGGCACTGCCGTACCGTTCGACAGCCATCACAGCACCCAGAGCATTTTTCATCATAGCGATGGGACTGAATCCAACCAGTCCATTAAAGCCTAAACCGGGGATATGAAGAATTTCATCTCTCGGAAAAATGATATCCTTGTCATGCTCACCAGGCTTTTCATCGGTGTAGGCATGATAAGTGTAAAACAGTTCTCCGCTTTTCGGGTCACGGTCAATCTCCATATTCTCAGGAAGCAGCGGATACAGACCGAGAATGCCGTTTTTACCGTCACGGACAATCTGTGCATACGCATTGCCCCACAAAAGCAAATGGCACATCATCGCCTCCCAGAATGAAAATGAACTCATTTCCGGATTTGGCTGCCGGTAGAGAATTTTATACAGCGGATGGTCAAAGGCTAATTCTTTATCCTCACCCTTACCAGTATAGCGATACAGATGCAGAGGCAAGCCTGCAATCGTATTGGAAAGCAGTCTCACGCAGGCATATACAGTCACAATCTGCATCGCCGTTCGCTCATCCACACGCTCTCCGCTGTGTGTCATGCCGAATACAAATAAATTGCCGGAATCACGGACATTGTCCTGAATATCCGGCAGCATCTTTTCTGTCGGTGCATCTCTCGGCTTGCTGAAACCGAGCCAGCTTAAAAAGCCCATACTATCAACCTCCCTCTCGTTTATATAACAACTAATTCATGCTCTGGGTCATCATATACAGAACCCTGCATCTCATGACGGATACAGCGGTCAAGTGCCATAATCCATGCCACAATGCCGTCAATTTTCTCCGTTGATTTTTTCTTGGACGGCTTAATATTTTCAGCCGCATCTATCTCTGCGACAATATTGCCTGCCATCCATCTGAGAACAGGGTTACCGCCGTGGATGAATTTTCCTTCCAACAGAAGCTTGTACAGTTCTTTCATAGGAGGACTTTGTTCTTTAAAGCCCATCCCCATCGGTACAATAGTAAATCCATCGCCTTCAAGGTCGGTGATAAGCTGTGTGGCATTCCATCGATCACACGCCAGTTCCTTAATGTTATAAATCTCGTACAGCTCATTGATTGTTTTCCGCACGAAATTATAATCGACCACATTGCCTTCTGTAACGTGGAACAAGCCTTGTTTTTCCCAGATGTCATAAGGCACTTTATCACGGCGCACTCGTAGTTTCAGAGTCTCCCTCGGCAGCCAGAAATGTGGAACAACGATATATTTTTCTGCTTCATTTCTCGGCGGAAAAACCAAAACAAATGCAGTAATATCACTCGTACTCGACAGGTCAAGACCGCCGTAGCACTCCCGACCACGCAGAGAATTAAAATCAATCGAAATATTGCCCCTGTCATAGATATGCTCCGGAATCCATGCGACTGCACTGCCTACCCACTGGTCAAGTCTCAGCTGACGGAATACATTCTCTTCAGCAGGATTTGTCAGGGCTTCTCTGTGGGCATCACGCACACGGTCAATTGTGATTGTATATCCGAGCGATGGGTTCGCCTTGTACCATGACTCCTCGGCATTCCAGTCGTCACCGTCATCCAAGCCATAGATTACAGGGTAAAAGGAAGGGTCAATGCGTCTGCCGTCAAGAATATCCTTTGCTTTGGTATGATACTCGAAGCAGATGGAATTTCTGTCCGTTCCTGCCGTTGTGATAAGGAAGTACAGCGGCTGCGTTCTGGCATCACCAGAGCCTTTCGTCAAAACATCCACAAGGTTTCTGTTTGGCTGGGCATGAAGTTCATCCAAAACAAGCCCTGATACATTCAGTCCGTGCTTTGTGCCGACTTCTGCGGAAAGCACCTGATAGAATCCTACATTATTATAGTTTACCAGTCTCTTGGTTGCTGCCATAATTTTGGAGCGTTTCAGGAGTGCAGGTGTCATTTCCACCATACGCTTGGCTACATCAAAGACAATGGATGCCTGCTGTCGGTCAGCGGCAGCACCATAGACTTCGGCGGACGGCTCATTATCAGCATAGAGCAGATACAGCGCAATTGCCGCTGCAAGTTCGCTGTTGTGCGTAGGCACAAATGATGTTCCTGCGAGATATTGGTGACTTGGACTGTCCACCTGAATACACTGCATTTTCACAGGATGTTCCATGGGCTGGATATCCAGCAGATAATGGAAACAGGAGCGAGTTTCCTTTACCCGTACTCGTGTGCGTGTATTTTTTCGTTCCAGCCTTGAAGTCGGCTGATCGTCAAAAGTAGTAAATCGGATGATATACAAAATCTCTCCGGTCGGACACCCATGTCGTGTAGACGGCTCACATTTTACAGCATTTTTGATGCCCAGCGACCACAGCAGTTCTCTGACGGAAAGTGCCAGTTCACGCAGCGTTGTAACAT